CCACGCCGAACATGGTGGTGAGCCTCGACAAGTCCATCCCGAAGGACCAGTTCCTCGCCTTCGTGGAGGAGATGCGCAAGCACGAGGGCGCCGGCAACGCCTACCAGACGATGTGGCTGGCCGGCGGCGCGGACGCCAAGGTCGTCGGCGCCGACATGAAGCAGCTCGACTTCAAGATCACCCAGGGCGCCGGCGAGACCCGCATCGCCACGGCGAGCGGCATCGCTCCGCTGATCGCCGGCCTGTCCGAGGGCCTCCAGTCGGCCACCTACAGCAACTACGGCCAGGCCCGTCGCAGCGTCTCGGATATCTGGCTCCGCCCACAGTGGCGCCAGGCGGCCGGCGCCCTCGAGTCCGTGCTCCCGCTACCCCCGCCCGACGGCGATGGCGCCGTGCGCCTCTGGTATGACGAGCGCGACGTCCCGTTCCTCCAGGAGGATCTCAAGGACGACAGCGCCATCGCCCAGCAGCGCGCGTCGACCATCTCGACGCTCGTGCAGGCCGGTTACGAGCCGCCGTCGGTGGTGGCGGCTGTCGAGTCCAACGACTTCTCGAAGCTGGTCCACTCGGGCCTCTACTCGGTGCAGCTCCAGCCGCCCGGCCTGCCTGCGCCGACTCCCACCCCTGCGCCCTGAGCGCACCCGCTCCGATCGGAGACACCCGCATGGACTTCCCACGCGACAACCTCACGCGCTCCGTGCCGTTCACCCTGGAGCGGGCCGCATCCGGCGAAGGCGACGGCCTCACCCTCGAGGGTTACGGCGCCGTGTTCGACACGCCCACCCGCATCGACTCATGGGAGGGCACTTTCGATGAGGTCATCGCCCGCGGTGCGTTCGCCAAGACACTCAAGGAGCGCACGCCGGTCATCCAGTTCGACCACGGCCACCACCCCGTGCTCGGGTCGGTGCCGATCGGTGCGGTCGACGTGATCCGCGAGGACTCGCATGGCCTGTTCGTGCGCGCCCGCCTCCACGACAACTGGATGACGCAGCCGGTCCGTGACGCCATCGCCTCCGGCGCTATCGACGGCATGTCGTTCCGGTTCCAGGTCGTGAAGGAAGCCATCGACGAGTCCGGCGACACCCCGGTCCGCACCGTGACCGAGGTCAAGCTCTACGAGGTCGGCCCCGTCGTGTTCCCGGCCTACGAGTCCACCTCCGTCGGGGTGCGGTCGGTCATCGACCAGCTCTCCGACCCCGAGTTCCGCCGCCACCTGGCGCGGGCCCTTGTTCTCGGCACTCCCGACGAAGCCGCCCGTGAGGGCACTCCGAACGAAGCCGCCGCCCCCGATGACGGAGCCGCGCAGCACTCCGCCATGACCACCGAGGCATGCGACCGCGTGCTCACCCTCCTGACCCTTGGAGAACCGCAATGACCCCCATCGAGAAGCTGCGCGCTGACCGGGCCTACGTGCTCGACGTCATGCGCTCCATCCGCTCGGCCGCTGACGCCGAGACCCGTTCCACCCTCAACGAGGACGAGAAGGCCCGCTTCGACGCCGGCGAGAAGTTCGTGCGCGAGTGCGACGAGGCGATCGAGAGCCACAACACCCTCGCCCGCCTCGCCACCGAGCCCGAGCACGTCGAGCGCGGGGCGTCCTTCGACGCTCCCAACGTGATCGTGCGGGACAACCCGTTCGACCTGTCGGACCTCCGTCCCCTCGACGGCACGGCCACCCGCAGCCAGGCCCTCCGCGCCATCGAGGCCGGCGCCTTTGCCAAGGACGACCACCGCGAGCGGGCCGAGGAGCTCGTGCGGCACCTGCCCACCGAGGCCGCCGTGCGCGTCCTGGCCACCGCGTCCCCCGAGTACGAGCGGGCCTTCGGCAAGATCATCGCCGACCCGTCCGGCCTCTCCCTGGACGCCGGCGAGCGCGAGGCCCTGTCCCGCGCCGCCAGCCTCACCAGCAACGCCGGTGGCTACGCCGTGCCGGTCATCATCGACCCGACGCTCATCCTGACCTCCGACGGTTCGGCCAACCCGTTCCGCCAGATCAGCCGCGTGGTGCCGATCACCACCGGCGTCTGGAAGGGCGTCAGCACCGCCGGGGTCACCGCCTCGTTCGGTGCCGAGGCCGCGGCCATCACCGAGGGGTCGCCCACCCTGGCGCAGCCCACGGTCACCGCCCACAAGGCGAAGGCGCAGATCAACTACTCGTTCGAGATCGGCATGGACTACCCCGGCTTCACGTCGGACATGCTCATGATCCTCCAGGACGCCAAGGACACCCTCGAGGCCACCAAGTTCGCCGTGGGCGCCGGTGACGGCTCCACGGAGCCCTTCGGCATCGTGACCGCCCTCGCCGGCGGGTCCTCGGAGATCAACGTGGCCGGTTCCGAGGGCGTGTTCGCCGCCGTCGACCTCTACGCCATGGAGGAGGCCCTCGGTCCTCGCTTCCGCCCGAACGCCTCGTGGGTGGCGAACAAGGCCATCTACAACAAGGTGCGCCAGTTCGACACCGCCGGCGGTGCCGGCCTGTGGGAGCGGATCGGCGCGGGGATGCCCTCGCAGCTGCTCGGCTACAACGCCTACGAGGCGTCCGCCATGGACGGCGCGTGGGACGTGGCGGCCACCGCCAACAACTACATCGCCGTGCTCGGTGACTTCCGCAACTACGTCATCGCCGATCGCATCGGCATGTCGGTGGAGACCATCCAGCACGTCGTGGACGGCGACGGCAAGCTCACCGGCCAGCGCGGCCTGCTCGCCTGGTGGCGGGTCGGCGGCGACTCGGTGAACGACGCCGCCTTCACCCTGCTGGACAACCCCACCGCGGCCTGATCCAGCCCTGACGGAGCAGGAGGCCGGCCCACCACGGGCCGGCCTCCACCGTCCCCTGCCCCCCTACACCCCCTGCGAGGTCTCCCCGATGGCTACCTACCGAGCCCGATGCGGCATGGCGACCTCCACCCGCGTGGTCCCCGCTGGCGCCCATCTCCCGGGCACCGATCCACTCGTGGTGTCGAACCCGTCCTACTTCGAGCTGATCGAGGGCGACCCTGCCCCCGTGGTGGAGCAGGCGACCGCCGCCCCCGGCGAGAAGCGCACGATCACCCGCAAGGCGAAGGCCTGACCCGTGGCCGCCATCCTCACCGCCGCCGCTGCCGTCGAGCGGGACACCCGCCTCAACGACTTCACGGCGACGGTGATCGACGGCCACATCGCGGCCTTCGACGACATCGCCACCCGCTACCGCGGCGTGGCCCCGACCACCCGCTACGGCATCTGGACCGCCTGCACCTCGCGCCGAGGTGTGCTCGAGCTGCCGTTCCCGTTCGTGCAGGACGCCTACGCGGTGGACGCCGACAACGCCCGCCGGGTGGCCGACGCCGCCACGGCCACGTCGACGGCGCTCACCTCGGCCACGGCCGCCTTCACGTCGGCCGACGTGGGCAGCCTGGTCATCGGCGAGGGCATCGTGGCCGGCACCACCATCTCGACGGTCACGAACGGCACCACCGTGGCCCTCTCGCAGGCCACCACGGCGACGGCCAGCAACGTGGTGGTCACCATCGGCCGGGCGCTCACGGTGGACAAGCTGGACGAGGCCGAGGGGCGTCTCCACCTCTGCTGGCACGGCCGGGCCACCTCGGCCTTCCGGCACGGCCTCACGTCGCAGCCGGCCGCCCTGCTCGACGCGTGCACCGAGTACGTGCTCTGCGTGGCCCGCTCCCGGGCTGCGGGCGTCTCCCGCAACACCCTGTCGGAGGCGACCGACGCCGGCACCACCCGCTACTCGACGCCCGACTGGGAGGGTGGCCGCCCCACCGGGTGGCTCGAGGTCGACCGGCTCCTCAACACCCTGCCCGACTACCGGGTCTCGGTGTTCTGATGGCCGACGCGCCGATCTGGGAGGACGTTGTCGACCACCTCGTCGACGCTCTCGCCGCCTTCGAGGGCCTCGCCCAGGTGCAGGTGGTCGAAGGGCTGCCCGGCGACCTGGCCGTGGCCGGGGACGAGTTGATCGCCGTGGACGACGAGATCACCTCCGAGGCCTCGATGCCGGTGGCCGCCGCTGGCACCAAGCCCTACGACGACGTGTTCGAGGTGCTGCTGCGGATCCGGGTGCGGGGCCGGGCCACGCGCGCCGAGACCAAGGCCCGCCTCGCCGAGATCCACGCCGCCATCCACGAGCTGCTCGCCGGCGACCCGTCGCTCGGCGACCTCGACGGCGTGCTGTCGGCGTCGATCGTGCGCCGCAAGCGCCGGGTCACCAGTACCACCGACGGACCTCTCGGCTACGGCGAGGTCACCCTGTCGATCCACTCCCGCATCACCCCCACCTAGGAGACGCCGCCATGGCCACCGTCCGTAACGCGTCCACTGTGGCGCAGACCATCCCGTCGATCGGCCTCACGGTAGAGCCCGGCGACACCTTCGAGTGCTCCGCCGACCTGGCCGCCGAGCTGGTCGAGCGCCCCGACTTCGAGCGCCCGTCGGCGCCCCGCAAGCGCCAGGCCACCAAGGCCGAGGCGCCCGTGGAGAAGACCTCGGCCACCCCGGTCGACACCGAGACCGCCGCCCCGGCGGATGACCCCAAGGAGTCCTGATGGCCGTCCAGGCACATGACGCTCAGATCGGGTTCGCCGAGGAGGCCTCCTACGGCGTCCGCGTCGCCCCGACCCGCTTCTACCCGGTCCACGAGCCGAGCCTGAGCTACGAGGTCGAGCGCCTCGAGTCCGAGGGCGTGATCGCCGGGGCCGACGTGATCGGCACCGACCAGTGGAACGGTGGCCCGATCACCGTCGGTGGCGACGTCGGCTTCGAGCTCTACCAGGACTTCGCCGGCCTGCTGTTCAAGCACATGTTCGGCACTGTGCAGACCACCGGCGCCGGCCCGTACACCCACACGTTCACGCCGGGCAGCATCGACGACCTGTCGCTGTGCATCCAGCTCGGCATCCCGCCGGTGCTCGGCGCCGCTGTGATCCCGGTCGAGTTCCTCGGCTGCAAGGTCACGGAGTGGGAGCTGGCCTGCGCCGCTGACGAGATCGCCACCATCGGCCTCACGTTCGCCGCCCGGGACGCCCTCTACGGAACCCGCTCGGTGACCGATGGCGTCACCAACACCAACACCTCGCTGACCTCGGCCACCGCGGCCTTCACCCAGGCCGACAAGGGCAAGCTGGTGGCAGGCACCGGCATCGCCGCTGGCACCACGATCGCCAGCGTCACCAACGCCACCACCGTGGTGCTCTCGGCGGCCACCACGGCCACCGCGACCGGCGTGACCGTGGCCATCGGCGCCACCTTGGCGACCGCGTCCTACGGCACCAAGGCGGCGACGCCGTTCAAGTTCAACCACGCCGCGGTCACCGTTGCCGGCTCGGCGGTCGAGGTGACCGACCTCACCATCAAGGGCACCAACGGCCTCAAGACGGACCGCCGGTTCCTCGGTTCGCAGCTCGCCGCCAAGGCGCTGCGCGAGGGCCGCCGTGAGTTCACGGTGGAGCTCGGCCAGGAGTTCCGTGACCTGGGGGCCATCAACGCCCTCAAGAACGGCACCGAGGTCGCTGTGGTGGCCTCGTTCACCGCTGGCTCCCTGTCGGCGACGATCACCATGAACTGCCGCTACGACGCCGCCTCGCCGTCCACCGACGGCAAGTCGCTGGCCGACCAGCCGGTCACGCTCAAGTGCGTGCGGTCCAGCTCGGGCAACGGCTCGGCGATCACCGCCGTGCTGGTGTCGGCCTCCGAGACGTTCTGACCCGTGGCCGGCGAGGTCAAGATCGAGGGCCTCGCCGGCTTCCGCAAGGAGCTGCGCAAGCTCGAGAGCGACACCAACTGGAACCTCGAGCTCACACGTGGCATGCGGTCGATCGCCCAGAAGGTCGCCGCTTGGTCGCAGGACGAGGCCACGGCGATGGGCGGCCAGCAGGCCCACTTCGCTGGTGCCCTGTTCGGTCGGGCGACGGCCAGCCAGGCCCGCGTGGAGATCGCCGGCAAGCGGACCCCGAAAGGCAAGGTCCGGGCCAACCCGGCGTTCTGGGGCACGAAGGCACAGGGCAACTGGATCGGCACCTCGTGGGACGTGGGCGTCATGGGTGAAGGCCCCTACGCCATCAACGCGGCGATCTACGAGCACGGCGACGACATCCTCGACGACCTGCGCCGGCTGATCGACGACATCACACGAGAAGCATTCGGCGACTAAGGAGCGGCATGGCAAAGGCACCATCACCTGGGGTAGGCAAGCGCAAGGAGGAGGCGAAGGCGGCGAAGGTCGTCCACAAGCTGCGCGTCGGCGGCGAGACCCGCACGATCGCCCTGGCGAACGTCCCGCTCAAGGAGCGGCTCATCGTGCGCAAGGCCACCGGCCTGCCGCTCGAGGCGTTCCTGACCGGCGACACGTTCGGCGTCGACTCGCTGATGATCGTGTGGTGGCTGGCCGGGCGCGCGGCGGGCGACCCGTTCCTGACGCTGGAGAAGGTGCAGGAGGAGTGGCCGGAGACGTTGGGCGAGGACGACATCGAGTTCTTCGAGGTCACCCCCGATGACGAGGACGTGACCGACCCCCAATCCTGAGGGCCAGGTACCACGAGTCCTGGCCAGCCCTCACGTTCCACTTCGGGATCACGCCGCAGAACTTCACCGACTACTCGGTGGCCGAGTTGAACCGCTACCTGCACGCGCTCAAGGAAATGGACCGGAGGTGACCACGCATGGCTGAGAAGAAGCTCACGGTGGTCATCACTGGGGTCGCTAAGGGTGCCCAGGCCGCCTTTTCGAAGGTCAGTTCGTCGGCGGATGGCATGGGGGCGAAGCTCCAGACGGTCGGCGCCGGGGTGGGCAAGGTCTTCAAGGCCGCCTCCGTCGGCGCGGGCGTGCTCGCGGTGGGCGTGGGCGCGTTCCTCAAGGGCGGCGTCGATTCGCTGATCGAGCTCGAGCGGCTGGGTGCGCAGACCGAGTCGGTCATCAAGGCGACCGGCGGCGCCGCGGGCGTGACCGCCGACCAGGTGGCCGCCTACGCCGACTCGATCGAGAAGGCCACCGGCGTCGAGGCCGAGGGCATCATCTCGGGCCAGAACATGCTCCTCACGTTCAAGAACGTGAAGAACGAGGTCGGCGCCGGCAACGACATCTTCAACCAGGCCACCGACATCATGACGGACATGTCGGTTGCCATGGGCACCGACGCGTCGAAGACCGCGGTGCAGCTCGGCAAGGCCCTGAACGACCCGATCGCCGGGATCTCGGCGCTGTCGAAGGTCGGCGTGACCTTCACCGACCAGCAGAAGGCGCAGATCAAGGCCATGGTCGAAGCCGGCGACGTGGCCGGCGCGCAGAAGATCATCCTGGCGGAGCTCAACAGCGAGTTTGGTGGCTCGGCCGAGGCGTTCGGCGACACCACGGCGGGCAAGGTCGCCAAGCTCAAGAACCTGTTCGGGGACTTCCAGGAGGCGCTGGCTTCCAAGCTGCTGCCGGTGATCGAGAAGATCGTCGGCTGGTTGCAGGACAAGCTCCCGGTGGCGCAGGCGGCCGTCCAGGACGGCCTGGCGAAGCTCGCACCGAAGGTGGACGACCTGGCGACCTCGTTCATGGGCGTCGTCGACGCGGTCCGCCCGGTGGTCGAGGCCATCGCCCGGTTCGTCGCAGCGAACCCCGCCCCCGTCCTGGCCGCGCTCGGCGCCGTCGCTGTAGTCGCGTTCGGTGCGTGGGCGGTCACGGCCGGTGCCGCTGCGCTGGCGACGCTGGCGGCGATCGCCCCGATCCTGCTGGTCGGCGCCGCGGTGGCTGCCCTCGCCGGTGGCTTCGTCTACGCCTACCAGCACTTCGAGGGCTTCCGGAACGTGGTCGACGGCGTCGTCCAGTGGCTGACCGGCACCGCCTGGCCCGCCATCCAGTCCTTCGCTGCTCTGGTGGCTGAGGGGTTCGGGATGCTGGTCGGCTGGGTTCAGGACCACTGGGGCCAGATCAAGGGCTACATCGAGGGCGCCATCAACACGGTGGCGGCCGTGGTGGGCGCCGTGATCGACGGCCTCAAGGTCGCTTGGCAGACGTGGGGTGACGAGCTCGTCACGATCGCCCAGACCATGTGGGGCTACATCAAGGGCACGGTCGAGAACGGCATCAACCTCGTGAAGGGCGTGATCGACGTCGTGATGGGGATCATCCGGGGCGACTGGAGCCAGGCGTGGGACGGCATCAAGGGCGTCCTCGGCGCGGTCTGGGATCAGATCAAGCTGGCGGTGTCGACCGGTGTCGAGTTGGTGAAGACGGTCCTGTCGGCCGCGTGGGATGCGATCAAGCTCGCAGCGTCGACGGCGTGGGACGGCTTCAAGAAGGTGATCTCGGACGCCATCGATGGGGCCGTCGAGTTCGCCAAGGCGATGCCCGGTCGGATCGTGGGCGCGGTCGGCAACATGGGCGACAAGCTCTACCAGGCCGGCAAGGACCTGATCGCCGGGCTGGTGCGTGGCATCCGAGACGCCATCCCCGACGTGGCGAGCGTGCTCTCGAGCATCCCTGGTATCGGCGCGATCGGTGGCGCGATCAACATTCCCGGTTTCGCTGCCGGTGGCCGGCCGCCTGTTGGCCGGTTGTCGCTGGTTGGTGAGCGTGGCCCCGAGTTGTTCGTACCGGATCAGGCCGGGACGATCATCCCGTCGGCGGCTACCCGGTCGATGTTGGGCCGTTCGTCGGGCGGCAGCCAGGGCGGCGTGCAGATCATCGTGCAGGGCACCGTGTTGGATGGCCGCCAGTTGGGCCAGCTCGCCGCCGAGGGGCTGAACGAGTACGCCCGTTCGCAGAACCGGCCGGTGCTGGTCGGGGTGACCTGATGGCCTACGAGGTCCCGGTCCTCGTTGTCGAGGTCGCACTCGACGGCCGCCCCACCGACGACCCCACCGGCCTGACGTGGACCGATCTTTCCGACCGGGTCCGAGCCGTCTCCACCAAGGCTGGCCGTTCGGACCAGTTGGGCACGTTCTCCACCGGTACCGCGACGATCACTCTCGACAACGAGGACCGCGAGCTCGACCCGCTCAACCCGCATGGCCTGGTCCCGCTGCGTCCTCGCACCGTGACCGACGGCGTCACCACCAACGCCGACGCCACGGTCACGTCGGCGTCGGCGTTGTTCCGGGCCGAAGACGTCGGCAAGGCCATCACCGGGGCAGGCATCCCCGCCGGTGCCACGATCGCCACCTACACGTCGCCGACCTCGGTGGAGCTCTCCACCCCGGCCACGGCCACAGCCACCGGCGTCTCGGTCACGGTCGCCGGCGGCCGAGGTCTGCCGTTCTGCCCGGTGCGGATCACCTGCGACTACAAGGGCGACACGTACCCGATCATGGCGCGCGGGTTCCTCGGCCCCGAGGGTTGGCCGGTGTCGCGGTCGCCGTACGGTACCGACTCCACGGTGGTGCTGAACGTGTTGGACCCGACCGGGCTGTTCGCTTGGTTCGGGATGCCGAAGTCCTACTGGTGGTCGATCGTCGACCTGCTGGCCCCCGACTGGTGGCTGCCCGGCGACATCGTCGACCCCGCCACCACGGCCGACGGGTTCGTGGTGACGAACAAGGCCGGCGGCGGTGGCGGCGCCGTCACCCACGCAGCGAACACCCGCACCGTGACCGACGGCGTCATCAACACCGACACGTCGCTGGTGTCCGCGACCGCGGCGTTCACGGTCGGCGACATCAACCGCGAGGTGTCCGGGACCGGGATCACCGCGGGGACGCTGATCTCATCGGTCACCAACTCGACGACCGTCGTGCTCAACACACCCACCACGGCGACGGCCACCGGTGTGACGGTGCTCATCGGCACCAACGTCGCTTCGCCACTCAACGCAGCACTTCCGCTGTCCAACCTCGAGCAGGCCGTGTCAGGTGACCGGCTCGTCTACCCGAACACGTGGGACCGGGTCACGTTCAACGCCGCCTCGTGGCGCCAGAAGGCGTTCGTGTCGCTGGTGTCCGACGAAGCCGACCTGTTCCCTGCCGGTGACGTCCCTGACTGCACGATCGCCTTCATGTTCCAATCCACCTACTACCTCGACGGCAGCTTGGTGGGCGAGGCCGAGTCGGACCTCATGACCGTCGTCGGCACCGACATGCACCTGCGCCTCTACCTTGACGGGCTCGACGGCAACTCGGTGAACCTGGCGATCTACGACGGCGCCGGTGCCCTGCTGACCACGATCACCGCCCCGGCTCCGACGACCGACGGCTCGACGTCGTACGGCACCAACTGGGACGACAACGCCGCCCACGGGTTCGTGGTCCGCATCGAAGGCGGCACCGCTGTGACCCTGTTCGCCGACGGCGGCTCGGTGACCGAGACCGTCGACGTGCCATCCGATGCGTTCGCCGGTGACCTGACCATCGGCGAAGTGCCCGGCGGTTCGCAATACACGCTGTTCGACGAGGTCATGTTCTGGCGTCGGGCGCTCACCGACTCGGAGTGCGAGCAGTACGCCGCCGCACCGGGCGCCGCTACCACTTGGGGCCGCGGTCAGACGATGGCCGAACGGCTCGAGCTGTTCTACTCGTCGGCTCAGTGGCTCACCCTGACCGACGAGGAGGACCAGTGGCATCCGCCGCCGCTGGCGCTCGTGTCGCCCGATCCGTCCGTGACCCTCTTCGGGGTGCAGGAGGGCGGATCGTGGCCGGCCACGCTTGGCGACGCTGTGAAACAGGTGGCCGAAGCGGTGGGCGGCGACTTCTACGCCCTGCGCGACGGCCGGGTCCGGGTGCGGTCGCTGCTCGCACTCGACGACGCATCGCTCGCCACCGACTACGCCACCGCCCTCGCCCACCTGACCGACGAGGTGTCGCCGGCTGGTTCGCCGCCGCCGGTGCGACGTGGCCCCGTGACGTTCTCCGGGACCCGCATGGACCGCGTGTTCAACGTGGCAGAGGTGACGTTCCAGATCGACGTTCTCGCCGCCGTGGCGAACACGTCGGCCGTGTGGCGCGAAACCACCGACTCACCGTACGTCGACCGCGTCCGCACGCTCACGGTGGCGACAGAGAACATCGCCATCCCCGAAGCCCTGGCGCTCGGGATCATCGACCGCTACGCCGACCCGGCCGTCGAGATCGGGGCCGTCGCCCTGTACCCGACCCGTGAGCGCAGCGAAGCACTCATGGACTTCATCGTCGAAGACCTCGAGCTCGAGGTCCTGGTGGCGTTGACGGATACGCCGCCGGTGGGTTCGCCGTTTGTGGACACGTTCAACGTGCAGGGCATGGCGTGGTCGTGGACCGGGACCGATCTCGTGGTGACCCTGAACCTGGCGAAGAGCTGAGGACCTGATGACCAAGACCGTGACCATCTCCGCCCTGCGCTCGGACCTCACCCCGTACGCGCATCACGACGTGATCGTGACCCTGATCGCCGGGTCCGCCGGCGGGGTCGTGGGGTCGTCTGTGGTGGTGGAGTCGTCGACGGTCCGTCTCGACGCCAACGGCGCGGGGTCGATCGTGTTGGAAACGAACGACGTCATCACCCCGGCCGGCACGTTCTACCGGTTCACGGTCGCCGATAGTTCGCCGACGATCTCCCGTTCCATCGCGTTGACGACGGCCACGGCGGCCACGGTGTCGTGGTCGCTGGCCGGCATCCAGGTCGGCGACCCGACGGAGCCTCAGCGCGAGGTGTCGTCGGACTTTGTCACGGTCGGCGCCGAGTCGCTGACGAACTACCTCGCCAACGGCACCGGCGCCGATGTCCACTACGCGGTGGCGGTCATCGACCCGACCACGGATCTGACGGCGTTCACGACTACCGACGTGCTTGACCCGATCACCTGGGCGACCGTCGCCCCCGACTTCGACCGTGGTGATCTGG